ACGTGCAGCACATTGTACTATCAAGTGGTGGGTAATAGCCAACATTGGCCATGAAGAAAGACAACCCATAGGTTGACCGACAGAATATCTATAATTTCCATTTGATTCTATAAACATAGGATCGGATGAATTAAGATTATAATCTCGGTTAACCAAAAGATCTTTTCATAAGAACCCAACTTGATCATTTTTAAATAATCAGTTGATAATTCTTACTTGAAGATCAATGGGGAGTCGATCAGTAGCAGCTGAAAGATCAAAACTATAAAGAGTCTGGATACCTTTTTCAATTAAAGCCTTAACAGGTTTATGTTGATCATAGGTTCCATCTTGAGGGATTGAAGATAAAATCTTCAATATACCATCATGTAAAACTCCTAATACAGTTTGAGTTCAGCTGTCTACCATGGCGAATACACGGACTTTACCCGCTGCCTCATGTTTTAAGCAGAGTTTTCCCAATTTCAGTGAATCCGAAGATGAAGATCAATTATCTTTAATCTCAGGTGTATCTAAAAGATTTTCAATCTTAAGATCATTTGAATTAATGAAATTGATATCATCTCTTAACTTCTCGAAAACATCTTTATTGTTTGTTAACAAAGCAAACGATTTAAATGTTTCCAGTAATGTAGGGTTATTCCGTCATGCAAAAGCATCGATCGCATAACCAAACAACTGGTTTCGAGAATTCGGACCCGCTGAGGTAAGAAGTCGTAAACTACGACCTACCGTGAACGGCCCAGTGGCCACCTTGAAATATTTCTCTCTTAAATAATTATTTAAGAAAAGATTTCTTTCAAGCAAAGGCAATACTGAATCTAGCTCAGGAAGATCAGAAGATATTCCGGAGAAAGGACTTGTAATAGTCCCTAGTTTCAGTTTTGGGTACGCAGGTATGACTCTATAAACAGATAGTACTGTAAAGACTACTCTGATAATCCTTTCGTCACCAGCCTCAATTAAAAGGCGAAGGTGACCAGGGATCAGCAGAGGAAGTCCTCTCCGAGTAGCGACTCTAGGTTCATTAGAACTAGAGACTACTTCACCACCTAAGGTTTTAGACATAAGTCTATAAGCCTCTTTACAGTATTGAACTGTAAAGGTTTTACCATTAACTTTTAATAGTTTTAAAATTCTATATGAAAGTTCAATGATAAACTTGTGGTGATTGGTATTTCAAAGTTGGAATAGTCAGACTGAGACTCGAAAGAAATAGAAAATTTTCTTAACAGAAAATTTTGTATATTTCTTCGAGTCTCACTGGGAAAGTGATACATTATGTGAATTATTTATTTTCATTGAATTTATTTAATTTATATAATGGATTACTTTAACCCAACTGATTGCAGAGCATATGTTACTCTAGTGGTTATATTAGGGAGACATTACGATTGGGATAATCTGGAGTTTCAAATTCCGGTTATCCGAATCCTAATACCGCTTAATTGAAGTCAACGCCCCTCTCATATGAGAGGTCGGACTTGAAGCAATTAAGACGGGCCATCTCTATTATAACATATGATACAATTAGAAGGCCTTCAGGGGCTAAGAGGGGTAATCCCTTCTACCAATTGGTAGGAATGGACCTCTCAGCTTGTGAGTAATCAGAAATATCTGAAGCACACCCTGTGGAAGATAGGCGATCCTGAGCAAAAGCTCGGTTTACC